TAACTAATCCAGCTGTGCAAAAAATTGCCACCGACGGAGGATAAAACATGGCAGAAAGTGTAGAACGCAGCCGAGGCCGGCCCAGTAATTACAAATTAGATCGAGGCGGCGTACCCACAGAATTTGGACCGTTTACTGGCGTAGTAATGAGCACAGTTGATCCCACACGTGCCGGAAGATTGCGTGTGTATATTGATGCCTTTGCTGCTGGCACCGAAGCCAACATGAACGACGAAAGTGCATGGACCACAGTGAGGTACATGCCACCATTTTACGGCTCAACTCCGTTGCCGGGCACAGCCAATACCGGCGACAACGGTTCTTATCCTGGCAATCAAAACAGCTACGGCATGTGGTTCACCCCGCCTGACGTGGGAGTCACTGTTATATGCATCTTTGTCAACGGCGACCGCAGCCAGGGCTACTATATTGGTGTTGTGCCTGATCAAGGTCTAGGCCGCATGGTGCCGGCCATGGCTTCGGTTCCAGTACTGCAAGCAGAAGTACAAAATCAAAATCAAGAAACATATTTCATCAACGCTCCGCGTTTGCCTGTCACAGAAATCAACACCAACAACACTGATCTTTTCAACAATCCTAGATTTTTTGACGGTGTAAAACCAGTACAAAGCGTGGTGGCTCAGGCGTTGTTACAACAAGGCCTAATCAACGACACTGAACGCGGCACCATAAATTCCAGCAGTCAACGTGAAAGCCCCAGTGCAGTGTTTGGCATCAGTACTCCGGGTATTCCGATCTATCAGGGCGGCATGAAACCCAATGACATTAGAACCAAACTGAATTCTGGCGAACTCAAGTCTGGCGACGCCAAAGTAATTGGGCGGGTCGGCGGCCACAGCCTTGTGATGGATGATGGCGATCTTGAAGGCAACAATTCTTTGTTGCGACTGCGCACCAGCAAGGGCCACCAGATCACCATGAACGACAGTGGTAATTTTTTCTACATCATACATGCCAACGGACAAACCTGGATTGAATTTGGCGTTGAAGGCACAGTAGATGTATATGCCACAAACTCTGTCAACGTGCGCACCAAAGGTGATATCAACTTGCATGCAGACCGTGATATCAACATGTTTGCTGGACGTTATTTGAAAATGAAAAGCAAAGAAGACATGCAGATTGAAAGCGGTACATTCTTGGCCATGCAAGCACAAGAAGATATCACATTGTACAGCAAGAGCACAATTGGCGTCAAAGCTGACGGCACACTGACTTTGAACAGCGCATCAGGTTCTTGGGGTGCTGGATCCAGCCTGGCCCTGCAAGCTGGCGGCATCGATCTCAACGGTCCCGCAGCAGGCACAGTGACCAATCCACAACCCTTGACCACAACACTGTTGGATGACACTGAGTGGGATACCAGCAAGGGATGGATGGTAAAACCCGAAGGACTGTCTAGCGTGGTGAGTCGTGCGCCTACACACGAGCCCTATCCTTATCACAACAAGGGTGTGGATGTTGAAATTGCCTTTGAAGAAGGCAAACCCAGCCCACCACCAGGTGCAGAACCCGTGCCAGCTGGCATAGAGATACAGGCTAGATAACATGGCAGAATTTACATTTAACCTCAGCCAACTCGCAACTTCTGCCGCAGCCACTGGCAGCAGGATCAACACTGCTATCTTTGCCAAAACACCTGACTCAGAGTTAATCTACAACGGCGATGATTACATAGTATGGGACAGAACCAACCAAGAACGTCTGCGTCGCGGCTTGCCGGGTCTGGCCGCAATTGGACTACCTAGACCGCCTGAAGATACATCAGGCACACAGGCCTTGCCCGCCACAGGAACAACATCAACTCCCTCCACCGAGCAAGCCACAGTGTTTGCAGTCAAAGGGCCACCTGGACTCACAAGAGAACAAGCATTTGAAATTTTCAAGAAGCAAGTCAACACTGGTGCCTTGGTGGGTTTTAAATCTGGCGACAGTTTATCAGCTGCTACACAGGCAGCTGATGGTCTTGCTTCAGCACAGAGTGCCCTGCTGCAGGCACAGTCGGGGTTGACAGGTAGTATAGGTGCATTTACAACAAGTTTGTCAGCATCAGGAGTTGATCTCGCAACTGGAAGAATTGCATCAGTTGACGCAGCATTTGCCAGGGGTGGCATCAATGGCGCTGCTGGATCATTCGTTAATGTAATTGGCAGCTTGCAGCCCGGTCTAGGCGCTGCTGGCGGCGCAGATCGGGGATCCCTTACTCAAACCGCAGCAGGCTTGACTGCGGCAGTGGGACCAGCTGTGTCGGCCGTGTCTGGCGCGGTGTCATTGATTCCGGGTGCTGCAGATGCAGGTAAACCCTTGGTCAATGCTGTGGTCACGCAGAGTTCCACAGCCATTGCAGCCATACAAACCATCAACAAGACCATCACAGAGATACCTGTAACCAACCCAATCAACACTGCTGATTTTACAAAATTTGCCAGCGGTGTCATTGGCACTGGTGCAGTCAGCGGAATCGGACCCATGGGAGTTGCTGAAGTCAACGGGGTACTAGCACAGGCCAAAAATTTAGTGGCACAGGATGCAGCTGCCATCAGCAACGACAAAGGCCTTGGCACATTTGGACTTGACCTTGCACAACTAGAAGCGGCTGGCTATGTCAAGCCAGGTACTAGAGCGTTGGCAGAAAAAGGTGCCAGCTTGTTCTCCACAGTGATCAAAAGTCCTGCAGCCTGGACTGGCAAGGATGGCATAAAAAGCGCAACAGACCTCTTGAGCAACCCTAGCAAACAAAGTCTCATACAGCAAGATCTTATGACCAAGGGTGTTGCCGACCTGGCCGCAGTGGGCGTGCCTGTGCAAAATCTATCAAGTCAAGGTATTGCAGGCATGGCCTTGAATGCAGCCAAAGATTTGCCCAGTGCTGAAGCATTTGCCAAAGGATTGCCCATTCCCGGCGATGCCACAGGGCAAGTTCAAGCAGCATTTTCGAGTGCTGTGCGCGATGGTGCCTTTGCTGTGAATTTGGTTAATACCAAAATACCCACAGCTTTTAAACAGCAAGACATTCCGGTACCCCAGGTAGACACAGTTAATCGAGCCACTGTCGATGCTGCCAGCACTCGTGTTGTTGGAGATGAAAAAGTACCGGTGCCCAGTTATACCACGCCTGCCAATACAGTTGACTACACTTTTTACGTGGACAAAGCCAAAGCATTTATCAATCAACATGTTTTGCCCTTTGGTGCAAAATTACAGGCTTTGGACTCAAAGTTTGCTGCCTTGCAAAATCAACAAACCATTACTCAAGCTCAGTACAATGCTCTCGGTGCTGAACGCGATGCAATTCGCAACGATTACAGCGTCAACGGCATTCCCAAAGGACTAGAATTGGCTCAACTTTTTGATTCTTTACCTGAACTTGACAAGGCCGCGGTCAGAGCCCTGGGACTCAACATCGGCGAGATTGCCAAGACAGTACAGGCTGCAATAATATATTCAAACCTACAAAAAGAAAGATTGTATGTGCTGAGCCAAAAAATTGAAGGGCGCGGAGAGGGTGAATAACCTTCAATAAATACAGCATGGCACAAACATTCATTGGATTCAACACACAGGGGCAATTTAAAAAGTTCACTCTTACAGACTTTGAACTGATCAAACGTGACCTGTTGAACGCATTCAACATCCGTCAAGGTCAGCTGCCAGGCCGACCGGCCTATGGCACAGTGCTTTGGGATTTTTTGTTTGAAAATCAATTGGAAGAATTACAAAATAGTATAGTGACCGAGGTGCAACGAGTGGCCGGCGGCGACCCAAGAATCTATATCAGTGACACACAGGTGTTCCCACAAGAGAACGGCATACTGCTTGAGATTGAACTACAGGTAATACCCAGTGACAATGCTGAACGACTAAGCATCTTCTTTGACTTACAACAGCGCAGTGCGTCTTACATATAAACTAAGCCGTTTTAGAATTCCATAAATAAAAATAGAGGCTCAGTACAATGGCAAAAACAACTAGACAAACAGCGATATTTGGCGTAGAAGATTGGAAACAAATCTATCAAACCTATCGCGAAGCCGATTTTCAAAGTTATGACTTTGAAACTCTACGCAAAAGTTTTGTTGATTATCTGCGTTTGTATTATCCTGAAACATTCAACGACTACATTGAATCATCAGAATACATTGCACTCCTGGATCTTATTGCATTCATGGGTCAAGCACTGGCCTTCCGCACAGATTTAAACACACGTGAAAACTACATAGACACGGCCGAGCGTCGTGATTCAGTGGTTCGCTTGGCCAATCTAGTGAGCTATACTGCCAAACGCAATATTGCAGCCCAGGGACTATTAAAAGTATTTTCTGTGCAGACCACAGAAAACGTTGTGGACTATCAAGGCATAAATCTCAGCAATGTTACAGTGAACTGGGCTGACCCAACAAACCCAGACTGGCAAGAACAGTTTACAGCCATCATCAATGCCAGCTTGGTAGACACACAAAAAGTTGGCCGCCCTGGCAATCGTCAAACCATACTGGGTGTGAGAACTGACGAATATGGAATAAATTTGGTTCCTGGTTATCTGCCAGTGGTGCCTTACACTGCCACTGTAGATGGAGTAAGCATGCCGTTTGAGGCCATGTCTTCGACATCTGTGGGCCAAGATTTTGTGTATGAGCCTGCGCCGCAGGCCAATGTACCATTCAACATCTTGTTCCGCAACGATAGCCTGGGATTTCAAAGTGCCAATACTGGTTATTTCTTTATGTTCAAACAGGGCGTATTGCAAAACCAAGACTTCAACCTAGCAGAAAAAGTCAGCAACCGCACAGTGAACATCAATATTGAAGGGGTCAACAACGAAGATCGCTGGTTGTTTCAATTAGACAATGTTGGTAATGTCAGTCGCGAATGGGCTTACACAGAAAACATTTACTCTGCTGGTGCAGAACAAATAGGCACAACCTTGCGTCCTATCTATTCGGTGACTTCTAGAACCAATGATCAGATCACCATGGTGTTTGGTGACGGCGTGTTCTCTGAAATTCCAGTGGGCACTTTCCGTGCCTATGTGCGTGCCTCAAACGGATTGCAATACATCATCAACCCTGAAGAAATGCAAGCGGTCACAATACCCATTAGCTATATCAGTCGCGCTGGCAATCTTGAAACACTCACATTCACCTGTGGTATTACACAACCTGTGAGCAACAGCCAGGCACGTGAGCCCATTGATGCAATCAAACAACGTGCTCCTGCTAGATACTACACACAGGACCGCATGGTCAACGGTGAAGACTATAATCTTTTTCCTTACACACAATACAACTCAATTGTGAAAAGCAAGGCACTTAACCGTGCCAGTATCGGCACCAGTCGTTATCTTGACTTGGTAGACAACACTGGCAAGTATTCTAGCACAAACAGTTTTGGTACTGATGGCGGCCTTTGGGAACAAAATATTCTTCCTACAATTTTGTTCTCATGGACCAATCGCAATGAAATTGCTGATTTTGTCGGCAACCAAGTTCAACCGGCCATTGCCGCAGCCACAGAAAGACAGTTTTACTATTCTAACTTTCCTAGAGTGACTGAAAACAGCTTGCCCACATATGGTGGTACCACCTGGGTCACCGGTGCTTCATGGACTCAAAGTACCACATTGGCCAACGAAACTACTGGATACTTCAAGAACGATGTGTACTCAATTCAATGGCCCACTGGCTCTCCCATACCAGTAGGTCCCACCACAACCACAGCATTCAAATACGTTGCTGTGGGTAGTTTGATCAAATTTGCAGCGCCTGCTGGATACTACTTTGATCGCAACAACAAGTTGCAGCCAGGAACTCCCACAGCCGCAGATCAAAAGCTAGAAATCTGGGCCAGCCCCATCAGCATTGAAGGTTCAGGCTACAACAATGGTCTTGGTAATCTTCCATCTGGTGCCGGTCCCGTTGCACTCAATAACTTTGTGCCCACAGGTGCCCTGGTTGACACAATTATTCCTTTGTTTATTACTGACCTTCCGGTATCAGTAGAGCAGGCCATTGCTGAACAAATTTTGTTAAATCGCAATTTTGGTCTTGGATATGACAGCAACGGAGACATCACTGGTACACCTTATTCGTGGTATCTGATCACCAGTACCAATCTTGCGCAAGACGCCACCTGGAGTCAACAATACGCTGGCAACACATCGGGTACCAATTTGGATGCATCGTGGTTGATTCAGTTTGTGGTACAAAATCAAAACTACACAGCCACCTTCCGTGGCTTGGCCTACTACTTTGGGTCCGTGTTGCAGACACGTTTCTTCTACTATGACGGCGGTCAGATTTACGACAGCCGCACAGGTACAGTGATCAAAGATTTTATCAATGTTTTGGCTGTAAACACCCAGCCAGACAGCACTGATCATTTGCCAGGAGACATTGTTATGACCATTATTGGGCAACCGGTAGAAAGCGATGGTTATGTTGATGACTTCCAGGTGTTGGTGGGCTACCGCGACAACGACAACGATGGTGTGCCAGACAATCCAGACTTCTTTGACGAAATTGTTGCTCCCAACACTAACCCCACGCAAAAGTATGTTTACTTACAAAAGACCGTGGACTTTGACAATCTACAACGCTATCTTTTGGTTGAACCAGGTCGTGTGGTCAGCGACTATGGTACGTTGACTGAAATTGAATTACAGAAAAGTGCTTGGACTCCTGGGCAAATTTTCTATGCTTACACTGATCTTGCGTTCTATGAGTTGTCGGTGACTGTGACCGGAACACGAACATTGATTGATGTCACAGACGAGTGGATTGCCCGCACTGGTCGTCAATCTCTATATTATCAATATCGTCACAATGCACCACTGACAACACGTATTGATCCAGGAACCACAAACATCATTGACTTGTATGTGGTAACTTTGAGCTATTACACAGCCTATCAAAATTGGATACGAGACACCACTGGCACAGTTCCTGAGCCAGCAGTGCCTACCATTGACGAATTGTCAACTGAATATCAAGGCTTACAAAATTACAAAATGGTCAGCGATAACATCATTTTGAATTCAGTTGTATTCAAACCACTGTTTGGTGAAAAAGCCGCACAAGAATTGCGTGCCACAATCAAGGTAATCCGTGCACAAGGTTCTACAGCCAGCACCAGCGAAATCAAGAGCAGTGTGGTGGCTGCAATGAACACTTATTTCAGCATTGACAAATGGAATTTTGGAGACACATTCTATTTTTCAGAACTTGCTGCATATTTGCATAGAGAACTTGGAACCATTATCAGTTCAGTAGTGCTGGTACCACTCAACAGTCAAAAATACTTTGGTGACTTATACGAAATACGTTCAGCCCCCAATGAAATCTTTGTCAACGGTGCTACCATAAACAACATTGAAGTGATTGAAGCATTGACCAGTACCAACTTGCGTACTGCACCCGGTAGTGGAGTAATTTAATGGCAACAGTCCGCAGCGTAGATTTTCTTCCTGAGATTTTTCAGACTGATGCCAACAAACAATTTTTGGCAGCAACACTTGATCAACTGATACAAGAGCCCAAATTTAGAAAAACACAAGGCTTTATTGGTCGTCGTGTAGGCCCCGGCGTCAATCCCAACGACAAATACGTGGTAGAACCCACGGTCACAAGAAGTAACTACCAACTTGAACCTGGGGTGGTCAGTCTCGTGCCAGACACCGACACAATCAACAACGCCATTACCTATCCTGGACTCAATGATGCTGTGACTTTCCAAGACGGCAACGGTAGTCGACCTGACAGACTGTATTCCAGCGAATACTATACCTGGGATCCGTTTATTGATTTTGATACTTTCATAAACTTCAGTCAATACTATTGGGTTCCAAATGGCCCCGATGTAGTGGATGTAAGTGCTACTGAGATTCCAACCACTGATAATTTTGTAGTAACCAGCACCAACAATGTGTACAATTTTTCAGGCGTCAACGGCAACAGCCCAGTAATCGAACTGGTACGTGGCGGCAGTTACACATTTCAAGTAACTGATCAATTTTGGATTCAGAGTGCGCCCGGCATTGCAGGCACGATTCCGGCCACCCCAAATATCAGCAGTCGAGATGTTTATGGAGTAGCCAACAATGGAGAAGATTCTGGCACTGTGGTATTCAATGTGCCCCAGAAAAATGCGCAGAGTTTTTACTACACCTCTCTTGACAGCATTGGTACAATTGACCTAGTGACTGAATTGGGTTTTGATGATATCAACGGGCAACCTTTGGTTGATTTTATTCTTGCCAACGGCGGCATTGATGGCACAACCAACTTAGATAATCGCACACTGGTTTTTCTCAACAACCCTGCTTACACACAAAAATATCAAATCACCTACAACACTGTTGGTGACGTAATTTATTTGCAAGTTTCATTGCTGGCCAATATCAATAATTTAGAAAAGTGGACCACCAGTTACGGAGCAGTTTACAGCAGTACCCAATGGTACAAAGATGAGGCTGGAGTTATTCGTAGTATTCCGCTGTTGAGCGCCATTCAAGATACACTGTATTACCAGTCTGGCACAAACTCAGAAATTTTTGGCCGCATCACACTGATCGAACCTGGCGCCAGCAGCGTACTAGACGTTGACACCATAATTGGTAGAAAAACTTATACCAGCCCCAACGGTGTGGCATTTACCAACGGACTCAAGGTAAGATTCACTGGAGATGTAGTACCCATCAGTTACAAGTCAGGCACCTCAAGTTTTGAGTGCACTGCCACTGAAGCCAACACAAACTACATCACATATTATGATGCTGGCAGTTTATATGTAGGCCAACAAGTGGTGTTTTTGACCCCCACACTTGGGGGACTTGACGCTGGCACAACATATTATGTAAGATCAATTGCAGCCAGCGGGATCAAATTCACAGTCAGTGCAGTTCCGGGCGGCCCCGCAGTGACCTTGCAAAACGGCACAGGTGCCATGAACGCAATTGGCATCAGCAATCACGAATACTACGTGAGTGGTGTTGGAATTGCAATTGAGTTGTTGCCAGTGACAGACTTTGTTGTGCCCGAAACCTATGTTGAAGACTACAATGATAGTACCATTGCAGTAGAGCCCGCTGATCCTGATTATCTAACAATCAGCCGCGCCAGCCGAGATTTAAATGCATGGACTAGAAGCAATCGTTGGTTCCACGTCAGCGTGTTAAATGCCACGGCAGAATATAACAACACTGCTGCCAACCTTGACAATAATCTTCGTGCCAAGCGTCCAATTATTCAGTTCCGTCCTGGAGTACGTTTGTGGAACATGGGAACTCAAGGCAAAGCACCTGTAGACATCATTGATTTCACAGAAACTGATGCATTTTCAAATGTGGAAGGATCTACTGGTTACACAACCAATGGCTACTCCTTGGTTGAAGGATCAAGAGTTATATTTGCTGCTGATGAAGATTTGTCTGTGCGCAACAAGATATATGTGGTGACCTTTGCTGTTCCAGACACGATTCCTCCTTTGATTGCTCAACCAGTGATTGTGTTGACCGAAGCCGCTGATGGCGCAGTTGAATTAGATGAATCAACTGTGTGTTTAAATGGCAACACTATTGCTGGCAAAACATTTTGGTATGATGGCGCTGACTGGATTGAGGCTCAGCAGAAAACCAAGGTTCAACAAGCACCTTTGTTCAACATCTATGATGTGGACGGTGTAAGTTTTGGTGACAGAGTCAAATATCAATCCAGCAACTTTGTGGGATCAAAGCTGTTTAGTTATGCAGTGGGTGACACCACCATTCTTGACCCAGTGCTGCAATTTCCCTTGCAATATTTGAACATCAACAACGTGGGAGACATTGTTTTTGACAACAATTTGTATGTTGACAGTTTCACTTACACTATAGACAATGTCAGTACAGTTACTCCAATCAGTTCAGGTGCGGCCAGAGAATACGCAACACGAACTGCATACGCCAAGTTAATTGGTTGGCAAACCGCAGTGGTTGAACAACAAATTTATCAACAATTTCAGTTCAACTACACTGGCAGTCGACTTCAACTTGATATTGCAGTAACCCCGCAATCATCTATTGCAATGCCAGTAATCAAGGCCTATATTGGCGGACAATTTATTGATCCAAGCCAATATACCTATACCGTTGGCGACGCCAGCACAACCATTACCTTGAGCAACACATATCTGCCTACAGATGTAATTGAAATTTTGGCACTAAGTGATCAGACCAGCAAGGTGGGGTTTTACCAAGTACCAAACAATTTAGAAAATAATCCTCTCAATGCCAACAGCTCATCGTTTACCTTGGGCACAATCCGTACTCACTACGAGAGCATTTGCGAAAACTTATTGGCGTTGACTGGGCCTATCAACGGATCTAACAACAGTCGTGATCTTGGAAACATTGTACCATACGGTTTGGTAATACTTCAACAAAGTAGTCCGCTGACTTTGGCCGGCTACTTTATGCGCAGTTCTGCTTACAATATTTTTGCGTCATTGCAGTACAGCAGTCGTGAGTACACCAAATTCAAAGCGCAGATGTTGGATGCGGTGCTGAATCAAAACAACATTGCATTTAGAACCACAGCCAGTATTCTAGACGAAGCCATACAAGATATTACCCTAGGCAAGTTAAACACTCAGCCCTTCTACTGGAGCGACATGATTCCTCAAGGGGTAACTTCTTACAGCAATACCTACAATATTGGTCTAGTCATCAACTATGTTTTTGACACAGTACAAGTTTACAATTACACATCTTCCAACTATCTAGGATTGTGTGTGTATCTAAACGATCAAATTCTAACTCGTGACAAAGATTATGTGGTGGCCACAAACGGTCCTAGAATCACAATCACCACAACTCTTGTCACCGGCGACACAGTTACCATCAACGAGTACGGCGCCACTTACGGAAGCTTTGTGCCCAACACTCCTAGCAAAATGGGTTTGTACCCAGCCTGGGAGCCAGAGATTACCACGCTTGTGACCAGCAATGGCACAGGTGAATTCATAATTGGGCATGATGGAAGCTCAACTCCAGTGTTTGGTGACATTCGCGATCAAGTGCTGCTGGAATTTGAAACTAGAATTTACAGCAACATTAAGCAAGATGGCAATCCTGTTCCTCTCACAGTGGAAGATGTATTGCCGGGTCAGTTTCGTGATACCGGTTACAGCTTTGAAGAAGTTAACTCAATTTTTGGTTCTGATCTGTTGAGTTTCTGTGGTTGGAACAAATTGGATTTCAAAACTCAGACGTTCAGTGCGACCAACGAGTTTACATGGAACTACAGCAATACCACCAACCGACTCAACAACGAAAACTTGTTGGGCGCTTGGCGCGGAATTTATCGTTATTTCTACGACACACAGCAGCCAAGCTATACTCCTTGGGAGATGCTGGGTTTCACAATTGAACCCGACTGGTGGCAAGATCGTTATGGACCTGCGCCATATACTGGGGATAACTTGGTGTTGTGGGATGACCTAGAAGCAGGCTTGGTTGCTGATCCCGTTGCACCTTACATTCGTCCAGAATATGCTCGTCCTGGTCTTACATCGGTGATTCCCACTGGTCCGGAAGGTGAATTATTGAGCCCCCTCAACTCAGTTGTGGGCGTGGTGCCATTCAATCAAAATGTCACATCTAAATACCAGAAGAGCTGGGCAATCGGCGATGGCGGCCCAGTTGAAGCATCGTGGTGGAATTCAAGTTCATATCCATTCTCGGTAATGCATGTGTTGGCAGTTACTCGTCCGGCAAAATTCTTTGCACTGTTTGCTGACAGAGATTTGTACAAGTTTGACACTGACTACAATCAATATCTCTACAATGGTCGCTATAGATTAGATGCCAACGGTGTTGAAGTATATGGCAATGGCGTCAGCAAAGCCAGTTACATCAACTGGATTGTGGATTACAACAGACAAACTGGAATTGACTCAACCGATCTGTTGACTGCAGATCTCAAGGCCCTGGATGTGAGATTGTGCTATCGTATGGCCAGCTACTCAGACAAACAGTACATCAAGTTGATTACTGAAAAGTCCAGCCCCAACAGTACCAATACAACACTGACCATTCCTGATGAAAGCTACAACATTTTGTTGTATAAAAATCAACCGTTTGATCAAATCAAGTACAGCAGTGTAGCGGTGCAAAAGGTCGACGGCGGCGGATTTGCTGTGTTTGGATATGGTACATCGCAGCCTTATTTTGAAATACTACAAAGTCAAGCAGTTGGTCGATTGCAAGAATACAGCTCAGGCGGCATCACTGTTCGTGTACCAACTTTCTACACTGATGCTGTGGTGCAAGTTCCTTACGGATATGTGTTTGTCAACGAAACTGCTGTGAGTGACTTTTTGTTGAGTTACGGAAAGTTGTTGGAAAAACAAGGATTAACGTTTGACAACATGGTCAATGGTTATGAGCTCAGCTGGCCAAGAATGGTAAATGAATTTTTGTACTGGAGCCAACAGGGCTGGAGTACAAATGCCATTATCAATTTGAATCCCTTGGCCGAAGGGTTGACTGTGACCCGTCCCGGTGCAGTGGTGGATGGCATTGTGACCGAAACCACTGAAAATCTACTGTTGGATCAAAACTCAAACGAAATCCCCACACGCTCTTTGAATGTGGTTCGTCTGGGCAACACTTTTACTATACAAC